AGCTGTACCATTAACATCAATAGAACCTTCTAGGTCTATATCGCCACCAATAATTACATCGTCTGTAACTGTAAGATCGTCTTGTACTTTTAAATCTACAACATTAAGACTGGCAAAAGCGTCAACAACTGCTGCACCCGAGCCTGCTCCATCTAAATAAACTGCTTTAACATCTCCTGGTGGAATAGTAATTGTGGCCCCAGAGCCTTGTTTAATAATTATGTTTTGAGATCCACCTGTTCCATTTTCTATAAATTGCATTCTGTTTATAGTGTTTGGAGCTATGGTAATAGTACACGCTGAATCTAGTGTGCCTGTATATTCCACATACATAGCTCTAACTGGGTCAGTTGCACCATCTGCAATAGTTGAAGTGTGAGTGTTAGCGTTGGTTGTAATGCCTTCGGTTCCATAACCTAATGCTTCGCCAATTAATTCTAAATTAACGTTTGTATTCGTACCCCACGTACCACTAGCATCACCAGTAGCCATCTCGTTAAGTCTTAAATCATTTACGTATGTACTTGCCATTTCTTTTCCTCTGCTTTACGCAACTTCCTCCCAATTGGGAGTTTGAGTAACATCTATCCCATTAGGAGTATTATAGTTAGGACTTTGGCTTTCATCAATACGCGACCAGACCAAAAGTGTCCCTACCGATCCTGTGGCGCTTTGTCCTGTTGGAAAAACGTTTGCTTCTGCGTCTGGGGTTATTGCACCTACAGATCCAGTAGCAGCATTAAGTGTAACAGATAAATTATTGTTTGAAATAGTTGTTGCAGTTCCAAGAGCTGAAGTTCCTGCTTGGCCTGCTGGTGTTACATTTGCCTCGCCATCTACAGCAACTGATACAGAGCCTAATGTTGCTACAACCCCAGGTACGCTAGCTATTGCTTGAGCATTTACTCCAGCTTGAGGAGCGCCTGTTGTTCCTACTAAAGATGCTGGTACTACATTTGCTTTTGCAACAACTGCAACAGTACCTAGAGCAGATGTTCCTGCGCCTGGAGCTGTAAGTGTGACTGGTAGGGCTTCACCAAACGTAAGTTGACCCCACGTTCCTCGACCCCAACCGTTTATATTAGCCATTTAAGGCTAGGCGATTCTTATAATCGCTGTAGAAGCTGCTGCCGCTGGGAATACAATAGTAAAGTCTCCGGCAGTAGAAGTTTTATCTCCACCAAAGTCGATTGCTGCAACTGATTTATCACCATTTGTATCGTTATAAATCATACAACCTCTGGCTGTAACTGTAGCTGTACCAAAAGTTAAATCTACAAAATCTGTAAACCCAGTAGTACCAGCGCTGGTAGGTTGGACTTTTGTTAAAGCTGCTCCACCAGATGTGTAATTGGTTCCAGTTGCTTGACCTGTTGTGGTAAAAGCCGTGGTAGCTGCGCCTAATGTGGCTGAACTTGTGTATAAAGCCAGTTTAAAAGCGTTTCCGTTAGTAGCAAAATTATGTGTTGCTTCTAGCAGTTCTTTTTTAAAACTGGTTGTAAGTGTTGATGTAATTGCCATTTTAAATACCTTTGATTATTTTAGCTAAATCTTGAGCATCTCCTTGAGCCAGTTCTTGAATCAAAGATGCTTTATAAGATTTTATAGCATTTTTGATATATATCAAACAAACTTTATAAATTAAATCTTCGTAGGCTCTTGCTTGATCTTTAATATGTTGTTCACTTTCGTCTGAATAACCAACAATTTTTTGAGTTAATTGTTTAGCCCAAAATTCTGGAGGGTGTCCTCCATGGTTTGTAGTTGCCACTTCTATTATGCCAAGCTCTGGCAATCCACCAGGTGTTAGCTTATCTACCATTTCTTAGGTTCCGGAGTTTTAAGATGGCCATCGTTTCTATCTATCAATACAGGCTCTAAAACTAGATTTTCTTTCTGGTTCATAACCTTGCTTGCTTTCATACTGGTCATTGTTCCTTCTCCATCTGACATACAAACCAATGGATCATCTAATCTATGATATCCGTATAGCTTTTCTTCGGCAGGAACATCTGTATCTAATAGTCCGCTTGATTTTGCTACCTCAATCTCTACACCAAGATGCATTGCTTTGCATAACCAAAATTCTACACAAGCTCTTCCAGATTCTGCAAAATGCAAGTTTCCTCTGTAACTAAAATCTATGCCAAACATTTTTATTGTTCCAACCTTGTTCCATAAAGCAAAAGCAATGGCATAAGCTACTGTGTTGTTTAGGTAGCAACAATTAAACTCTTTTAGTATTTCGTCAAGTGGGAACTCAACAAGATTTGTGCATCTTTCATCAAGCTCACATGTATAAATAGGTTTGTCATCATTCATTAGCACTTCAGTCATGCCATCTGTTTGGCCTCCAGCATCATCGGTATCTAAAAACCTACTGACGGGATCCATCATAAATGTTCTGTCGTGAAATATTACAGAACCTACTGCATTAATACACCATATTTCATCAAATTTTGATCCGTGTGATTTTGCTAAATTAAAATCGTGCCAACTTTTTCCAAGTCCCACAATTGCAATGCTTTTGCCTTCAAGGCTCTTGATTCGTTCCATTTCTCTCTCCTGTTATGTAACGTTTGTTCTAACTGAGTCGTATCTATACTCGTCTTTTCTTCCTCTGGCTTCTGCCATGTTTTTTAATCTTTGAATTTCTTGACCAAACCTTGATTCATATAAAACTTGCATCTCTGGTTCGCCTTTCATAAAAGTCGAAGCTTCTATTAAAGAACCATAAAGCAGTGCGTTACGAGCATTTTTAGATATCCAGGTTCCTGTAGTCTGAGATGTTAAGCTGGTTGGCTTGTGAAGATAATGCAACTCAACTGCATAGTCTGCATCTGGAACTGGAGAAACTATTAAAGTAGATCCATTGTCTCCTGCTGTGGAAAGTTCTTTATCAAAGTCTCCATAATATAAAGGTCTTCCTCTTTCTGATATGGCTACTGCATCATTAGAATATTCTCTCATAAAGCTAGGATGTTTCTTATCTAAATAATGATAATCATTGTTGCTGTCAACAATAGCCAAAGAAAAACTAAGTAAAAAATCTGATGGAGCTGTTAGGTAGGTGTTTCCGGTTGTTAGAGTACCTGTTACATTTTTTCTAAAAAAATCAAATTGAATTAATTCAAATATTCTTTCTTCAGCGTTTAAAATCATATCATCCAACGTAGCAACGAAAGTTGTTTCATCGTTTTCTACATAACTTTGTATGAGTGTTTTTAATTCAGCTAATGTCATGATGTGATTGTAACCTCTCCAACTGAGCCTGTCATTTCATCTACTAAAAAATTTGATCCAATAATGTTAGGGTCCATAGAGTTACCTTTTTCAATATCTGTGTATATTACAACAACAAAACCTTCTCCAACACCTTGATCAGTGCTTGGCCTTGGCTTATATAAAGCCTCTGGGTCCATAACATGAGGCAAGGGTTCTAACTGAGGATGTTTAGGTTCAAAACATGTAGGGCAGGTTTTTAAACCATTCCACTCTTCTCTTAATCTAGAAAGTTTGTACTCAAATCCACATCTATCGCAAATGGCTTTTGCATGTTTACCAAGAGCATATGCCATGATTATAAACCTGGCTTATATGGAGCAATTCTGAAAGAAGCTCTATCCTCATCTTGGTCAGCAGCTCTTTGAAACTCTTCTTCATACATTTGTTTTAACATTACAACTCTTTCTGGAGCTTTTTTAATTGCTATATAGTATGCAAGTCCAGCTGCAAAACAAGGATAAAACCTAAACGGCATATCCATGGTATTGGTTGGTTTGTCTGCATCATCCATTCTTACAAGCTTGTTAAATACTATTACATCAGTGCTATTCTCTGGTGCTGGCCATATTTTTAAAACAGGAGTATTTAATTTATTAAAGAAAAATTGTGATGGCCTAGCTTTGGTTGATTTTGTAGGTATGTTTAAATACTCACTTCTGCTAATTCTAGACATTTGTAAGTCTAAGTCAGTCCCATTGGTGTTTCTTCTGATCGAACAATCCAATATATCAATAACATTAGCGTTTAAAGCGTAATCTGTTTGTCCTTCAGTAACAGTTTGGGTTGCTTGATCTACAGTCCATTGATTTAAACCTCGGTTGGCCCATTCAGCTAACATTAAGTTGATAGATCTTTTGGCTGTTTTTAAATCATAGCCAGTTCTAAGTTCTAGACCACATCTTTCAAATGCTTCTTCTACGAACTCAGCTACGTTTGGCTCAAAATCTGTACTACTTGATGTTGTCATTTATTTAGATCTCTGTGACATAGCCTTCTTCTTAGCTGACTTGTTTAAACTCCCATAATGAAACACAGGCTTACTTGTCTTGGTATGAGCTTTGTTTGTATGTAATTTTCCATTAGGCATTTTATGGTACGATCCTTTCCAGACAGTTCCATCTTTTAAATAATGTTTTACATTCATTCCCATTATGAGTACTTGGTTTTTTTTCTTCTATTGTTCATTACTTTACCACAACCTCTTGCAATTTTTCTTACTTCTCCACCGTTTTTAAAAGTCTTAACATTTGTAGGTTTAGGACCTGCATTGCCTGCTGATCTTTTTCTACTTACTGCACTTTTCTTTTGAGAGGCTGTCATTTTAGAAGCTTTGGCTTTTGGAACACATTTAGGATACTTTCCTTTGCCAGCTGTCTTTCTACCACACTTAGGATGTTTTCCTTTTTTTTTGCGTGATATATCAACCCATTCTTCTTTTAGCCATTGTGCAAGTTGTCCCATTATCTAAGCCTTTCTTTCATAACAATGCCTTGTCCTTTAATACTAACAAGGCCACCATTTTTCATTTTCTTTGCTTTAGATTTTTTAGCATAGTTTGGGTCTTTGCAATACTTAGATGCTGCTAAGTTAGCATAAGCGCTGGGATATACATCAAAGGTTCTTTTGGCCCAAGCTTTACCTGATGGACAAATTTTACCTTTACTTTTTACTTTAGCCATTAGCATTTCCACCTACGTCTTGCTTGACGTATTCTTGAGTTAGGGTCGTTTCTTGTTTTAGCAGAACTTTTCTTTAGTTGACCTAAAGATCTAGCGCAATAAGACTTGCGTCTCTTTGCTGCTTTACTGCCTTTTTTTACGTTGCCTGTAACTGCTGTTTTTAATTTAGAACCTGGGTTTGCTCTACGATGAGCAGCAACTCCCCTTTTAGTCATACCGGCCCCACTTTTTGTGGGGCGATAATTAGCCTTTTTACCTTTAGTAGTTTTTGGTATAGCTGCTTGTCTTCGATACATTATGCATAGAAAGCAGTCATAGATCCGAAAGTTGCAGTTGTATAATTAATATACAAGCCACCTGTAAATAATAATCCATTATCAGGAATAGTTATATCTCTAGTTGTTGTTGCGCTTGCTACAGATCCTAGTTTAAACAAACTGCTTCCATTTGGAGAAGTATTTACAAAATCTACATTGCCTGCTGTAGCAGAGCAAACAAGGTTAATACCTT